AACTATGTAATTTGTTGTCAGAGTTTGTACTGTTTCAGTACCAGCAGCCGATCTAAGTATGACAGTAAGATCTGCGTCTGCGAATATCTTGAAAGTATACGCAAATGTGGTGGTACTTCCGTCACCACTGTAACTGTTTTTTGTGGTTGTGCTACTAACTGTCATAACTACCTCATTTCTACGTTATAATCTTTTTTGCCAAATTAATCAAATTCATTTTAATCTACCCTGGCTGATTCAGGAAAGTCTTCAAACATTTTATTCATTACGTTTTTTATACCTATTGCGTTTGAATAAGGAACTAATGATTTTAATGCCCTACCTTGTGCAGCAGACACTTGATATTCGTCATTTAACAAAGCTCTACTTACACCCTGCACAGCTTTGTAGCCAGTATCAATTAACTGCACAGATGGTATTCCACTAATTAATCCTGTAGCTAACCCTGTTGTTCTGCCATAAGAAAACAAAGGGTCTTCACCAAAAAACGGCATACCAGTATCTATTAATGCTGGGAATAATGACGCATAAGAACTTCTTTGGAAAGCTGCTTTACCTATTTCTACAGGCGATAATCTCTCCCTTAAAAATTCTTCTTTATCTTCTCTACCTATAGCATTTGCGTGCATTTGTGCTGTATAAGATAACCCTGCAAAAAAAGATGAATACATCATTGCAGAATACGCAGCAAAATCATTACGTTTAATATTGTGCAAAAACTGTTTAGAGTAAGACACAAGCATAAATGTTCTAAATTGTGACAATATTTTACCCATAGTGCTTGTCATATGTATATTTAAATTACCGACATCATTTTGCTGTATACTTTGTCTTGTCCATCTACTTATAGCTAAAACAAAAGCATCCCTTGCATCTATATCATCCCAAGAATCTAAATTTATTCTTCTAATTTTTCTGCTTTTAAAAAACACTGATGGACTTGTAACTGCCTTGTCTCTTATTTGTTGAAAAACTCTTTGTGACATTTCTGCATTTAGACCAAGGCTTTCCATTCTTTTAGCTATATCTTGTTCTTTGGTACCTCTACCTATCTTCTTGAAATTTATACTTTTTATGCCAAAAGCTAAATCAGTTAAAGATTGTACAGCAATTCTACCTGCTGCTCTTTCTAAACCTGCAGTTATAGGAGCCATACCTGATATATCTGCTGTAATTCTTTTCAAAGGCTGTGCAGCTAACCCAACCCTATCTATAAAATCACCTCTTCCCTCAACGTATATGTCATGTGCATCATATCTGTTCATAGCTTGGTGTATTCTTCTATCAACTCCAATACCACCAAATGCTTCTAAATCTCTTGCAACAGGATCTTCTAAATCACCATTTGCTGTTCTTTTAAGCATGGATTTTAACTCAGGAATAACCCTTATTAAACCTCTAATACCATCTATAGATACAGCATTGCCTAATTCAGCAACCTGTGCAAAACCTACCTGGTTCATAACCCTTATAAAGTTATAATCCATAAGTAATCTAGCTATTCTGTTTGCATCTGATGATGGATTTTGTATTGTTTTTGGTGGTCTTCCTAAAATCATGTCATACATAACTTCAAATTTAAGTATGTCTTTCTCTGCTTGTTTTAATCCATCAACACCTAATTCATCACCTTCTGCCCTTATAAGCTGCATTTGTTTTTTAAAGTCTGCATCACTTGTTATGCCCTTTTGTGCAAACGCTATTCTTCCTGACATTTGGTTTACATATGAATTAAAAACTTGTTCAGCATCCCTATTCATTAAATCCTTGACTGCAAATCTTTTGCCCTCAAATGTCATTTCATAATTTAAATCAAACTTAAGACGTTTCTTTGCTCTTGACGGAACACCCTCTGGTTTAAAATGCAAAAGATTTACCAAAGCATCTGCTTGTGATTCAGATAATATATCCTCTTCAACCAATAAATCTCTTAAAAATTCTTTGTTTGATGTGCTAAAAATTCTTGATACACCTGCATCTAATCCAACATGACGATCAACAATCTTGTCTCTCATCCCTCTGCCAATAGCATCTGCTAACTCTTCAGTTAATTCAGGATTAGCGTTTCTTAAAGATCGAGACAATAACATTGGAATGAACCCATCATCTGTCTGCTGCCTTAACGTAGTAAATTTATGTGAATCCCATAAATGTGTAAAATACCTTAAATCTTCAGGTATGTCTTCAAACCCTTTGACACCAGCGTTTTTCGCATCTTGTAATATTTCTCTAAATATATTTCTTTGCCTTTGTGCTGCATTTATAACTGCTTGGTTTGTAGACGATCCTGGAAACTCAATTTCATCTGCAACAAGTCTTCCAAATTGAGACCTTTGTGAACCAAATTTTCTTTTCAAATATCCAATATTGTTAGACTTTGCCCATTCTGTATAAGAGTCTTCGTAAGCATTATAATATCTTACGCTGTAACTCCTTGTTTTTGTTGTTTTTATTAAGTCTGCTGTAAACTCACCTGGCTCAACAGCATCTTCTCCTAAAATACCTGCTAACTTTCTTGATATGCCCAATTTACTATTTTTTAGTTGACCAATCATATCTATTCTAAGTTTACCAAAAAAACTAAATGGCGTATCGCTTGCTTCCTCTATTGCAGCATCTGCACCTGTTACTATTTCTTTTATTTGTTTAGCTTGACTTATAGGGTTTTCCATAGCACCAACGCTACCATCAGGTCGTTTGTAGTCTTCTGGTTTGGCTATTCCTTTATCTATTGTGGCTTGCTGTAAATCACTTACTTGTGCTTTTTCAAAATCGTTCATACCCTTTTTAAAAGCATTATCAAACATCTGATCTGAGCTTTTGCCAAACACACCACCTATAGCACCACCTAAAAGCATACCACCACCAGCAGCGTACAGTATGTCATATGGATCTTTTATTGGATTTTGAGAAACTAAATATGATTCTACAGCAGCACTAGAAACACCACCTGTGAAAACACCCCTAAACGCCCTAGCTAATCTTGTAGCTTTACCACCCCATATAAATGGAGCAGCCACACCTTCTGTTAAAACAGTTGCTGTAATTGCTGCTGGATCAACAGTTGCAACACCTAACCTTAACCCAACACCTGCCCAACCATAATTGGCTAAAGTTTCTTCATTTTTCATTGACTGCAAAACTCTATCACGAAGTTTTTCTAAGTGAGGTCTGCTAACGGCATCCTCAACGAAATCACGATATTCTAATGGTATATCTTTCGTAACTTCTTTGTAAGTATCTTCATCAAGCAAGAAGTCAGGGTCTGGCTCAAAATCCTCTAACCCATTATATATCCAAGACATTGTATTATCTTCAGCAAAAGCTGCCGACAAAGCATCAGTAAATGTAACCTGATCTCTTTTTTCCTGTAGAGTTTTTTCTGCTTCTTCTTCTTCAAGCAAATTAATAGGTCTTGCAAGCTCTATCTGTTTAGATTTAAGCTCCATTAATCTAACAACTCCCTACCTTTTGGTCCTAGTAATGTTTGTTTCAATGTCTTAATATTTTCTTTTCTAATCTTTTCTTTTTCCTTTTGTCTCCTTACGGATGCTTCTGTCTTTTCTGGTAATGCTTTAGAGAAATCTGTTTTGAAAAACTCTGCTAACTCTTTTTCGTTTTTCTGCATCATCTTTTCTCTTCTTTGCTCACCCTTTGATTTCTTCAAAGATTCTTGCAGTTTTTCTCGTTTTTCTAAACTCTTAAGCATTTTTTCTTTTTCTTTTGCTTTTACTTTATCATCCTTTAGTTTTAATATTTCATCTCTTGTATAAAACTCATTTGGAAATGGAATACCATCTCTAATTATAATCCATTTATCTGCCCTATCTGTGACTGGTGTAGCAGTTATTACAGCTTCATCATCTTCTGGGTTTTTTGATTGATAGTTTTCTATAATCAAATCAGCACTTTCTTTTATTTCTGTTTCATTTAAATTTACAGATCTTGGTATTAAAACTCCTCTATGATTTATATGACTTGCTATAATGTCTTTTGATGCTTGCTCAAGTGCTTTCTTAGGATCTGTTCCTAAACTTATGTAAATCTTAGATAAATTTTCAACCTTTTGCTGTATAGCTGATGTATTTTGTGGCTTTGTGCCATAGGTAATACCTAAGAAACTGCTTGTTGTTTCAGAGCTTATTTTGTCAACTTCATTTTTTATAGACTTGTATTTTGCAGTTACATCTATTCCTGTTCTATTAGCTTCAGCAACCATGTTTATAGCTTCTATCCTTGATTTACCACTTTGCTCTAAAATGAGAACTGAATTATAAGTAGCTATTTCACTCTTAGACAAATGATTTTCTAATACGCCATTACCTCTTGCTTTCATTTTTTTATAAATATCTATTTGTGCTGAAACTTTGTTTATATCAGGCTCTGCACCTAATATATTTGTTGCACCCCCAGATAACATTTCTGCATAATCTTTTGACTTTGCATTATTTCTTTCTAATATTAACATTTGCGTATCTAAATCTTTACCCTTTAAAGAAATCCTTATAGCTTGATCTAGTTGAGTTTCAGTTAAGTTTCCTTTTATCTCAGAAAGATTACCAGATGATATAACACCTGCTGCATTATTAATTACTTGTGCAGCAGCTACTTCTTTGTCTAAATCTATAATTATATTATTTAAACCAATCAAAGCATTATTTGACGAAGTTCCCATTTTGCCAACTTGTTTGCTCAATGGTGGTCTTCCATCATAACCTGTTTCTAATAATTGTTTTGATGTTTCAACAAGCTGTCTTATTTTGTTTGCGTTTACTTGACTTGGGTCTTCCTTGTAAATATCTATTAATTTTCTTGCATCTGCTTGTAAATTGAGTGCAGCAGACAGCACTGCACCTTCTGCTTTTTCTTTATCAGGCATACTTTTAACAAACGCATCTGCTGTTTCTAAAGTTGTCTTTGTATCTGTATTATTTGCTTCATCTATAATACTTGAAGAGCCATCATTTAAAGCAATGTCTTCGTTTTCTTTTGCTTTATTGTCATTAAATTTTTGTATAGAATTGCTTACATCTTGCGTTAACTCAGAACCTCTTATTGAGATAACCTCACCATTAGCCAACTCCATATTGACATCTTCGTTTCTTTGCAACTTTTCATTAATTATTTTTAATTCTTGATATGTCGGTTTTTTTAATTCTACTTCATCTTGTATTTGAAGATTTATTTCATTTGCCAAAACAGTACGTTTTGTTCTCCAGGCTTTGTTAAATTTTTCTTTCTCAGATGGTGCTAAAGTGCTTTCAGCAATATCTTGTTTTGCTTTATTTAGTTCACTAAAAGTTGAAGCACCAGTAATTTTATTATTTAAGGTTTCTGATTCAACTTGTATTTCTAGTTGTTCTCTAGAACGAATACTTGAATATTTAATGCTTCCATCTTTTTGACTTTCATCAATCAAGTTTATTGCATCAATCCTTGTTTTTTCGTGGATAGGATGTCCAATAGGATATGATGCCATTGTACTTTTATACCTAGTTAATGTATCACCTACAGAAATACCCCTTATTTGGTCTCTTCTTGTATATGTTTCCTGCCTACCCTTAAGCTGTGCACCTGCTGACAAATCACCTAACTTGGCAATCAATGCCTTTTGCTCATTAGGTCTTAGATTATATTTACCTGCTATGTCTTGTATTTTCTTGTTAGAAAATTTTGTATAATTCTTATCAAATTCTTCTGCATCCACACTTTTGTCTTGGTCAATATGTGTGTCTAGCTCTTTAACTAACTCATTCTCAGCATCTGCTATTGCTGTTTTTGCTGCTGCTTTTTTGTCAGCATCATAAAACTCATACATAATATTACCAGCAGCTTCACCAAATTTAGCAAGTTCTTGACCTACCCCAGTAAATGCACCTGCTGATGCCCTAGGTCCTAAAGAACCACCTGATGTTACCCCTGTAGAACCTAACCCTTTGTTATATAATGGTATTTTTGGCATTTTTTATTCCTATCCCATCATGACTTTAGCCATTTTTTCGCCTGACTGTAGCACAGTCCTGTAGGCTGCTGTTTTAAACTGTGCTGCCTGTGCTCTGCCTGTTGTCCTAGCCATGGCTGCTTCATTTATTTTAGCTGCTTCTTCTATAGACCCTGCATAACGTATTCCAATAGCATCTAACTCAGTATTTAAAAATGTATCTTTTAATGCTTCCAACGCACTACCTGACATCTGTATGCCAGACTTGGCTGTTGCAACTCTTTGTGTTCCTTGCAGCCTTTCTGCATTTTTCCTTAAGTTAGCTTCCTTTTGTCTTGTGGCACGTTGCAACAACACTTTCTCATTCTCAGCTACAACTGCATTATATTCGCCAACTTGCCTTGCAGCCTTTGCCGAAGCCATATTTCCTTTGTAACCTAGAATTGCATCTAACATTACGCTACCCTCGCAAAACGATAATAATCTGATCCATCAGGACCATACTTCTTCATTAAACCCTCATTCTCAAAACCCAACCATTCAACATATCTTATAGCTTGTTTGTCATCTGCATGAACGCTTGCCTGTATACGCTGTAAATCGTTGTCTTCTTGCACATGATCTAATAACAAACTAGAATACTTGGCTGCTGATCTTGGCATATCGTAAGCATACTTGGACATCATAAACCAGGCTTCACCTACATTATC